TAATATAGGCTTTTAAACTAACCACACTAACCGAAACACGTCACACCCCTACAGCCCCAACGGTTTGAGCTACCACATATACTCACCACAACCAACCACAACTAACCGCAACTAATCACAGCCATTAATTCCAATCAAAATGAAGTGGTTCTTTCTTTAATTGGATGCCTACATAGCGAGTTCCATTTCTTTCTTTGGTTTTAGGCAATTTCTTAGCCATTTCTCTACCAAATTTAGTCATAGACATCAAATGTTCATTAGATTCTCTAGCCCAATCACGATATGCATTGTATAAAGGTCTACCCATGATAGTGTAATTGCTACCAGCTTTACAGCATTCATCAAGAAATGCTTCAAGTGGATCCATGTTTTCACGGTATTGCTTGGATGCATCTTGAACAACTTCAGGGTCTTTCAAGCCTTCTACTTGCCACATGATTGCGCCTTGAACGATCCAATTTAAGATTCCAGTCCATTCAGCTTTTAACTTGTTTTCCAAATTCTTATCAACTTTGTTAGCTGGAATTTGTACATTGAATGGAACAACCTTAATTCTTCTCCAAATACCTTCATCAGTTCCTCTAATGAATGGCAAGTGGTTAGTAGCCATCCAAATCTTGAATTTAGGATCATATTCAAATTCTTGACCATATAAAAATCTAGCTAGGATTCTATCTCCACCAGTTAATTGCTTAACTAACGATTCATCTAAACGTGAACCTTCATTAGCTTCAGAACTGGTAACTAAACGTGTATTTTCAAGTCGTGCAATATCACTATTAGCACTTCCGCTTGAATTGTGGACGATGATTGACTCAACTGACATCTGCTTTGCATAACTACCAAGAATATTTCTGATAGTATTGATAAATACAGATTTACCGTTTCTACCAGTACCAAGTAGCAAGAAAAATACTTGTTCAGCAGTCGATCCTGTAATTGAGTAGCCAACAGCTTTTTGGATATAATGAATCAATTTCTCATCATGATTGAAAATTTGTTCTAGGAAGTCTTTCCACATAGGACAATCAATATTGTCTGAATATTCTGATGCGGTTTGTTCACTAAACATCTTTTTAATATCATGATCTTTCAATTCACCGTTAGTTAAATCAACATAACCAGATTCAGTGTTTAGAAGCATGTTGTCATGATCAAATACACCGTGATCAATAGTTACGTACTTCTTAAACTCCTCAATCATGTGTATTTTTGCCATATGGGAACGTGATTCTTTAATGAACTTATTCCATTCTTTCATTGCTTTATCTTTATCCTGCTGAGTAGCAAAGCTGAAATCAGGATTTTCAGTTTTAATCAAATTAACAACTTTTTCAGCTGCTAACTCAATATGCCGTCCATTATCTAATTCCCAATATGAGCCATTATAGAAATACCAAGTTTTATCAGCTGCCATATATCTGAATACATCACCGAACTGATCATTTAATCTAAGTCCTCTTCCTGTATCATCCCATGAACGAGCAACAGCCCGTTTTTTAGGTTTGTTCCAGTTAAAGACTAGATCTGGCTCTTTCCCATCTTGCTCAGGATTATAAATATTAACGGCTTCACTGATTGCTTTATTTAAAAGGGATATTCCATAAGTAGTAGCACCACGTTTTTCATCATATTTATCTCTCATTAAACTGGAATTACGAAAAATCGTATCCATTTTGTGGAAGTCTCTACCAGTCCAAAATGCAAGGTCATTAGCAAATGCCATATCTGCTTCAGAGTGAGAATTATAGAATTGTTCCCAGCCGCCCTTCATGAACATGGTAAAGCGAGTACCAGTCTTAGATTTTTCTGCACGTTGGATGATGTCAGGAATAGATAAATCTAGCGCTGTAATTTCAGGTTCTTCAATCTTATCCGGCACTGATTTATCAGCACCAAATAAGAAATTATAAAGAGCTTGCATCTTTTCTTTTGAAAGAGTGACAATCTTAGGAATACCAATACTGTTCCCAGTTAGTGCAAAGAAACGCCCTTGTTGGTACATCTCATAATTGCCTTTACGTCTGCGATTGCCTGGAATCTCTCCCTTAAAAATACAGTGAATACCTGTACCAGATTGGCTGACTTCCATATAAGTTTCATCAGTCATTAAACGGAATTTGTTTATCAGATTGCTAACAGAACTATCACCTTGATGCCAATCTGCTAAATCATCTGAAATATGATCAATATCAAGCCCTACATATCCGTTAGTAAAATAGAATGCCAAGCCATCAGCACGTTCAATTTCATCTAATGCTTTTAGTGCTGTATTAAAATCTGACCATGTACTAGGATCATTAGATTTACCAGCTCTACCGTTATAAGGATCAATAGGAATCTTGGTATTTTTATTCCGCTCCTTTACCCATTTAAGTTGAAACAATCCCCATTGCTTTAAACTTCGCAATTCTTGAGGGATGTTTTCATAGGTAAATTTTCCCATTTACTTCACTCCTTAGAATGGAATATCATTTTCGGATAATTCATCTGTTGAACCTGTATTACCTTTAAATGGATCTTCTACAGTTTCTTGCTTTTTAGCAGCTTGTGGTGGGAACTTAGTCTTTTGCCATGAATTAGTGAAGGTACTATTTTGTTTGCGAGTTTCACCTTTGTAAGTATTCTCACCTACTGAAATGTAGATTCTAATGAATTTTCCTTCACATGCTTTCATCAAATCTTCTTTTGACTTGATGTATTTATCAATTTGAGCTTGAGTTAAACCAATTGCATCTGCAATATTTGCCAAATCTGCTGGATCATATGAGCCTGAATCTTGACCGGTTTCTTTATCCTTAGCAGTCCAAACATTTGCAAAGAAGTGGCGACCATGTGTTTTTGCATTAGTATTAGCTAATGCAGAAACTTTGTCTAAGTCTTTACGAACTAGAAAATCAAATTGCATATTTTCATGACCGCTAGGGCTTGCATCACCATGGACGCTTACAATTTGCATTTCATAAGTTCCCTTTGGAAATAGTTCACTTCTGTTGTTTGTCTTTTCGTTTAAATTAATAAAACCCATAATTAAATAAATCCTTTCCTTTTAGCCATGTGCCAAGCCCAACCATTCTTATAATGTTTTGCCTTTGCATACATGGTTAATTCTTTAAAACTGGTTAGTTCACTAACCTTTTTCTTTGCTATTAGATCAATATGGAATTTTTCTGCTTTAATAGCTCTTAATTCTTGATCTTTCTTTTGTTTAATTTTTCTAATTTCAATTGAAAAATCATGACCGCAGATAGGGCATTTCACACATTCTGCTTTAATAACTGCAAAACAATCAGGACATGTTTTAATCTGTAATCCTTCAGTACTACCGCTATCTTTGCGTGGATGTTTCTCACGATCTTCCAAAGTCCACTTGTAATCAGTATCAGGCAAACCAAACCTTTCAAAGTTACCAACTTGATCAATAATGATTGCGTGTTTGTTAGGTTGATACCTCATGGCTCTCATTGATTGCTGTAAGTAAATTACTAGGCTTTGTGTTGGTCTTAATAGAACTACACATGAACAGTCAGGAACATTAAAGCCTTCACTTACTAGATCAACATTGCATAATATTTTGATCTTGCCTTCTTTGAAATCAACCATTATCTTGTCACGTTTACTTTCAGGAGTTTTAGCATCTGCATGAACTGCATTTATACCTGCATCCCTAAAAGACTGTGCTACTTCCTTACTAAAGCTGGTAGAATGGCAATAGATAATAGTTTTACGGTCTTTAGCAAACTTGAGCCATGATTTTACAATGTCACCATGTATAATTGACTTAGTGTAATTGTTTAAAGATTTTTTTGTATAATCTCCTGTCGATCCACTTTTTAACGTTGATTTATCACCTAACTGGTAACCATAGACTGTAAATGGTGCCAGTTTTTTATTTTCAATTAACCATTTAGCAGTTGGGCCTAATACCATAGCTGAATAAATATCTTTAAATCCTTTACCAGATAAACGCCATGGTGAACCGGTAAAACCAAGCCTTGGAACATCAGAATAATAATTAAATATTTTCTGATATGTTTTAGCTCTTGAGTGTTGTGATTCATCAACAATGATTAAATCTGGTTTGGCTAAAATATTTAATCTATTTGCTACTTTACCTACCGTGAGAATGGTGCAATGGTTTAAATCGACACCCTGCTGTTTAAAAGAATCTTTGATCTGCTTTACTAGTTCTTGGCGATGGACAAAGAATAATACATGGCCACCTTTTTTTACTGTTAATTTAGCAATTTCACTGATTACTACTGACTTACCTGATCCTGGAGGGCTAACAATTAAAACGCCTTGATTTCCAGCTGCTAGAGCATTTCTAGCCTTATCAACTAAATCTTGCTGATAATCAAATAATTGAAACATTTAATCATCTTGCTTATTAATTTTCTGCATCATCTTGATAAAATCACTGGCATTTCTGGTATGATCATTTTCTTGATCAATCTCTCGTTGAATATCTCTAACGAGACCAGATAATACAATGCCATGACCATGATGCATTCGAATTTCATTTCCATCATCATCTAAACCAATGATAATAAAATGCTTGATTTCGTTATTAGTAATCTTCAAACAAGTTTCTGCAACTTTGTCTTCCATTTCCTGGTTTAGCTTTAAGTCTTCATTTACATTTTTGTTAAACATTATTGTTTCTCCTTTGCATTTTCTTTAACTTTATCGACCGCTTTTTCTAAATCCGACTTTTCAAATTTGAAAAAGTCTTCTGCTTTGCTGCCTTTTCGCTCGTCTAAGCGGTTTTTAGCATAGGTATCTATACTTCCCTGCATGATTAACCCACGCTCACCTGACTGTGGTTTTTGGATCATACGGGCAACCACATCACAGCTACCCATTAAATAATCCCGTGGATTATCTCTGATATCTGGACCATATTGCGTAAATTCTTGACCACTTGGATCAGTAATTTGGTACTTTGCTTCCCAAGCCGTAACTAAGATATTGATGTTCCATTTAAAAACGCTAGCGATAAATCTAATTAAATATGTATTCCATTCATTATAATCAGAAATCTTGTTAGCTAATCCTGTTTTGGTTCCTTTAGCCTTTTCGACAAAAAACAACTTCTGCAGACTACTGATATTATCGACAACTAGGTTGTCATATTGACTAGGATCAAAAAAATCATAAAAGTCATTTAAGTCTTCGATTGGTTGGTCTGGATCCAGAACCCAAATATCATCGTTACCTTGCCAAAATCTCACTCTTTCAAAGCTTTTATCTAAGCTAAGCAAGTAACTTTTTCCTTTAAGATATTTACTCAATGTTGTTTTACCAACACCAGCAATACCGTAGACAAGCCATCTATAATTAGGCTTTCTATTTTCACTCCATTTAAATGCTGGCATTATTCTTCACCTGCATCGCGAATCAAATTTTTAATGCCCTGAAGCTGATTAAGGACATTGCTAGTAATTGCTTTTTCATATGCTTGGATCATTACTTTCTTGAATGCTTCCCACTCATCAGTATTTTTAATTGCTTGAAAAGCTTGTCTTGCTTCGGATGAATTAAATTCTGCATTTTCCCATCTAGCAGCAAACTTTAACTTCGCTTCTTGCTTAATGCTATCTTTTAACCAATCTTGATCAATCATCGTTATCTACCTCTTTATCTAAACCTTCATTACGGACCTTAATTACTGCTTCTTCATAAATTGATCGAACCACATTTGCTACAACCTCACTTGGGCTAGCAGTAAATTTACCTGGCAAATCTGGTTTATTTTTATTCAGCCAACGCATTGCGCCAGAGTAAGTTTTGCCATTCTTTTTAGATTGATAGACTAAATAAATTACCCAATCGTCTGCATCATCTTGCATTTTTTTAATCCAATCTTGAAAGTCTTTAAGATCCTTATCTTCCATAGTCAGCCATCTCCATTCCGTCAAAATAGTCTTCTAGGAAGCTGGTTAATTCTTCACGATTATCACAGTTTTCAAATAAGTACTGATACATATCCTTTGCATCTGTGAATTGACCTTTAACCATGAATTTATCAGCGTCATCAGCTAACTGTTCTTCAATAAAATCAAGTGGTGTTCTGTACTCACAATTCTGACCAATTGCATGAACTGTATTCCCTACAACTACCGTTAAGCAATCCCAACCAGCATAAAAATCACGCTGTTTTTCAATCTTTTGGTAGTTGAGTTCTTTAGCTAATTCTTTTCCTTGTTTTGCTTCCATGATGGTTTTCTCCCTGTTTCGTACTGACTAGTAACTACATCAGTAATTGCCCAAATTCGTTGTTGTGTTTCTTTGCTAAGTTCCATGAGTTAACCTCCAATAATTTGAAATGCTGCATCCCAAAAGCCATAGCACAAAAGAGTGAACGTTAAGATCACGACTGCTATTAAGATGCCACCAAAGATAGTTTCATAATGGCTTTCTTTATGTTGGATTGGTTTATTAAACTCACGGTAATAATTCTTATTTAGCATCCCAATCAATTTCCTTTCTATGTTCATTCATCCAAATAGCAGCTGGATATTCAAAGATTGTCATCTTACCGCCTCTGCCTGGATGAATATTGCTACACCAATCCGGTTGAAATGGATAAAGAATATTTCTTTTTACCCATGCTTGTCCGTGTGGCTTAGCGTATTTCTTAGCAAATTCATCAATACTGATTGTTCTTCCTTGCAGTTGCTCTTCAGGGACATAGCCACGTTCTTTCATAATTTGATCAACTGCTTTTTGAAGTTCAGTGTCATTAATGACTAGTTGCATTGTCATCACCTGGCCTATACTTCTAACAAGTTCATTTGTTCTGCAACGGGATGAATATCATCTTTAGCTAATAGATCATAAATGAATTTCTTGCCTTTTTGAGTCCATTTAAGATTGTTGTGAACTCCATGTTGACCATTATTTTTTTGATAATCATATGGTTCATATTGCGTATAACCTTTGTCAGCATATTTTTGATATAAAACCCAATGTTTACCTTGTTTGAAAATAATGTGACGTTTATTCAACTCTTTATTTAAAGTTTTGGCTGACCAACCATAATCTTTCGCAATTTCGGTAGTTGTCATAAGACCAGGGTTTCTCATTTGGGAGTCGAAATAATCAACCTTTGGTTTCTGTTTTGCTAATTGCTCTGCCTGATCTGCTGCTAAACGCAAAGCTTCAGGCAATGTTTTAGGAATATTGAATTTACTTGGAATTTCAATCTGTTGTTTCATTTGATTAAACAAACTCACATATTGAGCAGTAAATTGATTTCCTTTTTTACCAGTCATCTTATTTGCTACGAACTCGCATCCCTGTTTAGTGAGCAGATAATTAGGTAATACTTTTCCTTGCTTACTGGTATAAGTGCTTGGAATAAAGAACTGACGTGAGCTCAAATTTGAGCTCTCCTCTATATCTTTGATGTAAGTACGAATATCACGCATTAAGTTCTTGTGTTCTTTACCAATCATTTTTGCGACATCTCGGCTGTCTAAAACTGACTGACCTTCAAAATCTAAGAGTTTCATAATTACTTTTCCTCCTTATCTTCTCTAGCTAACTTAAATAGAAATTGTGTTGTTACTCCTAAGTAGTCAGCAACATCTTGTAATGAATCAGCTCTGGGCATACTTCTATCCCATTTGCTGATCATTCCGTTGGACATCTTCAAGTCATGTTCAATCTGATAAATTGACTTGTGTTTTTCCTTTGCAATGTCTTTAATCACTGAATAAAGTGACATATTAGACTCCTTTCTTAGATTTTATATTGATTTATAATAGAATTTGTTCTATTATATGAGTATAAGAAATAAGCCAAATCGTAAGACCTATGCTTACAAAAGGCGGTTCAAAAGATTTTTTGCTATGTTTCCTTTGAACAGTTTTTATTATAATAGCCCGTTTTCTAAATTGCAAGCATTTATTTTAGATTTTGTTCTATTTCTTATGTCGTGTCAAAATAAAGGAGTATAAAATGAGTGCGAAAGACAATGTAATGAGGCTTTGGAAAGAAAGAAGACCTGATATAAAATCAGTAGCTGAATTAGAAAGAAAAATGGATTTAAGTAACGGAATCATCAGCAAATGGGAAACGAAAAAGCCTTCAACGGCTAGTGCACAAAAGGTTGCTGATTTTTTTAAAGTACCATTAAGTGAAGTCTTAGATGATGTTACAGATGAATCTGTAACGCTGAACAAAAATGATCAAGAACTTTTAGCAATGTTTAGAAAAGAAACCGATGGAATGTCAAATGAAGAAAAACAAGATTTTCAAGATTCTTTAGGTATTTTGATGAACACTGCAAAGCAAATTGTTAAAAGACGTAGAAAGAGTGAAAAATAATATGCCTGGATACGAATATAGATTAATACCAGAAGATTCATATGAAAGTAGCAATGATATTGCTAATTCTATAGTTGAAGATACTGCTTTAAAATACAATGTACCTAAATCAGAGGTAAGGTATCCAATGGTTATTAACTATCTTTATTCGATAATCGGGACATGCGATATATGTGCTTATACACCTAATTTAATTTTCCCTTTTGAAAATAATGGTCAAAATGCTTTAAATGATTTTAATTATGGATTAACTGCTAGAAATATTTCATTTACAGCGCAATCTATTGATGAAGTAAGTACTACTTTTGCAAATAGAGTCTGCGGCTTTACCCTTTTTCCCGCTAGTGGACCAATTATGTTTTTAAATGCAAGTATTAATACTTGGGGAAGAATAATATTTACTATTATTCATGAGCTTTCACATGCTTATCAAGCATTAGACGACCCCACATATAAAAGTTCTGTTGCTTTAATAAATGCGCAAAAGAGCCAAGGAAATCCTTATCCTGAAGAGCTTCAGCCCATTGAAACAGAAGCTAATATAATTGCTTCAAATGTTTATGTTCCAGAAGATTCATTAAAAAAAGAAATTATGAATAAATCATTTAATCAAATGAAAGACATTTATGGAATGAGCTCAGCAGCATTACATAACAGACTTAAAAACTTTTTGCATTATACTATTGGAATGTCAATTAATGCTGCTTTGGAATATACATTAGCATTTAGAAATAATAACACGATAAAAATGGATATTTGTCGAAGCTATTGTATTCAAAGTCTGCATAACCCTGTTGTGTTTTAAAACGTCCACAGTGACGTTAAACCTGAAAGAAATAAGGAGCCAAAACAAATGACTGATAAAAAAGAAGACAATAAAGATGGTTCTGTTGGTTGTGCAATAGGATTTATTATAATAATTGCGGTTTTAGTGGGAGGGTTCTTATGGATAAGACATTCTAATGAGCAAAGCACCGCAAATATTGAGAGACAAGAAAGAATTGAAAGTCAAAAGGCTAAAAAAAGCAATGCAATTAAAAAGCAGAAAGCTAACCAAACTAATGCTTTAATTGTTAAAAACATTAAGGCTTTCCGTTCTAAAAATGATCCAGATACTAATTGGTCAAAATATGTAAGCAAAGTTACTGTTAATTCCAAAGCTAACTTATCTGTGGAAGTTAATGTTCGTTTTGTTAATTTATCTGACAAGGATAAGACTACTTGCATGCGTGGTATTAACAAAGAAGCTACATGGGATGCTTATCATTATGGCTTAATTAGTAAGTCTAAAGTTGGCAATCGTTTATGGGCACAAATATTTGACGATGACAATAATGAAATGGGACGTTCCACATTTGATGTTTATGATAACTATAAGTGGAATTAATCTATAAAACAAAAAAGCCCACCTACTGCTGGAACAGTAAGTGAGCGCAACTCAATAAACTTAATAATACTTATAATGTAATAGAGTAACGATAAACCGACTGGAATCGGCTTATTTCGTCTACCCTATTTTAGCAAAAATAGGAGTAAAAATAAAATGGCATCAATAAGAAAACGTGGCAAAACCTGGTATGTAAGATTTTCAAAGAGAGAAACTCAATGGGATCCAGAAAAACAAAAGAATGTTTCTATTTTAAAACAAAAATCAAAAGGCGGTTTCAAAACCAAGTCTGAAGCACAACAGTACGGAATTAAAATGGAAGCCGCTTCTATTGATGGTGTAGATGTAGTTAAGAACCCTGTGTTCGCTGACTATTTTGAACACTGGTATCTTACTTTTAAATTCCCGATTATCAGAAAATCAACGCAAAAGAGATATATTACCAATTATCATTATCTTGAAAAATATTTTGGATCAACAAAAATAAAAGATATTTCAAGAGCTAAATATCAAAGCTTCTTAAATTGGCTTGGTAAAAACCATGCTCCTGCTACAGTTCGTAAAACCAATATTATGGTTAAAGCTTGTGCAGGAAATGCAATAGAGGATGGTTTAATCGTTAAGAATTTTACCAATCGCACAACCATCACAGGAAATCAAGACAATGTCAGAGCCATAGAATACCTTAATGAAGGAGAAATGAATAAGCTGGTACAATTATGCTTAACAAATTTAACTCCTCGTTATACTAGCAAATATTTAGTTCTAGCGGGGTTATTTACAGGCGCACGACTTGGAGAACTAACAGCTTTAAAATGGACTGATATTGATTTTAAGAATAAAAT